AATTCGTATGATGTGAAGTTTAATAAACTGTGGACTTTATTTGAAACTGTTTATATGGACACCGTGAAAGAAAACAAAATGCTCAATGAAGAATGTGCCGCATTGCGTGAGCAGTTGATTGCTGAAACCCAAGGTTATGGCGCAGGCAAGAATTTTGAATCTGGTGCTGGACAACCATCATTTATTAGGGCAAATAACAAATGAAATATATTGCAAAACCAAAATTGTTTAATAATACCGGCATGAAAGAATTTGATGATGCTCGTGAGGCGATCCTATACTTGAATAAGGTGCTGTCGGATAGCGATGTGAATCCCGCTCTCGATTATACTTTCATTGCACCTAAGGCGTCTCCTAAGCAGTTAAAACACGCTATTGAGGAGTATGTTGGTATTGGTAAGTTGATTTGTGTTGCCTAGGAACAACAGTTCGGTTGACACTATCCACCCATGTGTTATAATGGCCTCTTAATTGGCGAGGAGTTTTTTATGGATCATATTAGTCGTAGTGATATTATTTTGATGTTATCAATGAAAGGTTTTACTACCGATTCATTGATTAAGAAGTCCGATGAGGAATTGGATAATTTGTATATTGAGTATATTGTATTGGCGGAAGATTATGTTTAATTTTATTATTGGTTTTATTTTAGGTTTTATGGTTTCTACAATGGGATTTACCGGCATCGCACAAACATTAGACCGTGGTATTGAAACTGTTAAGAATGTATCTGTTAAAGTGGATACTGGTAAATGAAAATTTATACCGTTCAAGGCAAACGATTTACCGATTTAGAACAAGCAGTCAGATATATGGATACATTGCGAGTAGCAAATTATTTGCACGCAAGACAGCTTGATTATGTTGATTCAGCAGTCGAGAAGTCCGATTTGAAAGAAGCAAAAGAAGTATTATCTTATATTATGGAGAAATAAAGTGAAAACTAAACTGGCATTATTCTTATTGTTGATGCTTACCGCTTGTGCTGGTGCACCAACATACAAGGTAAAAGGTTACGATGGACCTGAGGTAATGGGTCGCAATGAAGTTATCAATGCAGCTCGTGAATGTATGCGTGCACGCTTGAGACCTACTACTGAATATGTTGCACAAAAAGTTGATACAGGTGGCAAAGTATTGGTGCCAGTTGATGTGCGTTGTGATGCTTATTGAGATTGAAAATGGAATTATTGAATAACCTTTCTGAGTATGGTTTAACTACCAAGATACTACAAATCATTATTGTTGGTGGCCTTGCTGTCGTGTTGGTCGGTTTATATTGGCGATTGATTGCAATTGGTGCTGGTATATTTGCTATTCTATTTGTATTCTTATCACCAACACAGGCAACCTCTATGGCTTCTACACCTGCTGGCGTAGTATCTGCTGATGTGGCGCCCGCTGAGTTCATTGAAGATTGTTTGAAATATAGCGAACACGCAACTAAAGAAAGTTGTCAAAAAGATTGGAAAGAGGCAGGTAATGGCAAAGAGTAAAGAAGATGAAATGCTCGAGCATTTATCGGAAGATATTGATAATGCTTTGATTAAGTGGGTAACTACATATGAAATTCCTCCTTTGAACCTGACTGCCGTTATATTGGCACGATTGACATGGTTGGCTAAAATGGGTGATTATCGTGAAGATTTCTTACAATTATTAAAATCACCAGAAAATGTTTTAGATGACGAAGATGATGAAAAGGTGGTACACTAATGGAACCAAGATTAATTGCACAAAGAGTTCAAACTCCTGACGGCACTATTTTACATTCTAAACATCGCCATGATTTTGTAAGTCATGTTGATGCCAATGGTGAAACTTATTTCATTGATGGTGGTTTTGAATATCGCCGTGGTACTGTTAATAAGGTGCCAGCTAAAGATATGTGTGTTTATACTGATGACCCGCATCAAAAGATTCGTGAAGCATTTTGTTGGGGCACCAGAGGTAAAGATGGCAGGCAACCAATAGAATACAAACCACTACAAACATTAAGTACCGAACATATTGAAGCAATTATTGAAACACAACATCATATACCAGATTTTGTTCGCAAAGTATTTTTGGATGAAGTAGAATATCGAAATGCAATGGACGAAGAAACCAAGAAATGGTACATGGAAAATCCTGAGAGAGGTTAAATATGTTACGACCGACTCCCCCAAAATTACCTAGTAATGAAAAAATGACTTTGCGAGATTGGTTGCCTATTATACTAATTATTGTTATAATTCTATATTGTGCATTAAAAGGATAAATGACTGTAAGATATTCAATCAATTGGATGGGACCAATCAATAAAAAATGGTATGAAGATAAAAATCTTCCGTTGTGGACTTATGCCGCAGGCCGTATTGATTGTCGTGGTGAAGATTTAGGACCGTATGGTGACGAGATTGGTTTATCACCAATGCTTGCTGAAGATTGGGGTAGATTTGGTAAATGGTTAGATACATTTGAAACTGATTTTATGTGGAATTTAAAAGATTTAGTTGAATTATACGAAAGAGATAATCCAAAAATAACTTGGGCTGAAGGTTATAACAATGAGTGATGGCGGTAAAGGTAGCAATGCAAGACCATATGCTATACCAAAAGAAGAATTCAATAAACAATTCGATAAAATCTTTGGTGAAACAAAATCAAAATATTGTACCAAATGTGGCAAGTTGCCTAGTTGGTGTATGTGTAAAACAAAAAAGGCAAAGAAATGAAAGTATACCTGAATGGTTACCCAAACACATGGCTTTCTCCATATACAATCTTGGAGAAAGTAATCTTTTGGCGTGAGATTAATTATGATGAGCCAATGATTGAAAGATGGGTTATTGTATTAACTCCATTCTGCGAAGCATTGCAGTTTGTCCGTAAACTATTCAGTCCAACCATTCGTTATGTTAAAGTTGACCACTATGATACTTACTCAATGGATTATACATTGGCTTATATTATTCTGCCAATGCTTAAGCAATTACAAGAAACTAAGCATGGCGCACCTTTTACAGAAGATAAGGATGTGCCAAAAGAATTAAGAAGCACATCAGCACCGCCAAAAGAAAATGAGTGGGATACTGATGATAACCATTTCAAGCGTTGGGATTATATTCTCGATGAAATGATTTGGGCGTTTGAACAGAAATTAAAAGATGATGATACTGGCGAATTCTTTGACCATACAGATTGTGAAGGTTTGCCTTTTGAAGAAAAGATTAAAAAAGTTAAAGTTGACCGCAAAGGTCTAAAGGCACACAACGACAGAAAGGCAAAAGGATTTTTGTTGTTTGGTAAATATTACGAAAACTTGTGGGATTAAAATGAACGCAAATGAACCAGTAGCGTGGACAGATGGCAAAGGTAACTATTTTGATAAGAATAGTTTTTTTCCCGTAGATGACCTTATTCCACTCTACACCCACCCAGCAAAGACACTAACAGATGAGGAAATATTGCAGACTTGGAAAGAGTTTGATGATAAAGATGCAGATAATTGGTTTATTTCAATCGCTAGAGCAATACTAAGAAAGGCACAAGAAAAATGATACCTTATTATTATCTTTGGCAGGCCAAGCAATCATTGGATGGCGTAAAGAAAACAATTGAATTGATGAATGACCCCGACAATTATATGTTAGAGGCACAGAAAGATATGCTTGAGTTGGAAGTGGAACATTTCCGTGAAACTTCTATCAAGTTTACCATTTTTCTATTGACTCTCTCGGTATTTTGTGTTAGCCTGTTATATCTAATTCATAAAGGAATTTTTCATGTTTAAAGTGTTGTCTGAAAAGATTAAAGCTATCAATGTATTTGGTTGGTTTATTGGCATTATCATCGGTAGTTTTATCGTAGCAATTATTGCTGCTATGGTTGAATATGTTAATCCGCCTTTGAAAGAATACAAAGGTGGTATTCAGAACCATCTAATCTGGAATATTAAAGGTGAATGTTTCTTTGTTCGACCTGCTGTGAATACTGTATATTTAATTCGTGTTGAAGATTGTGATAAAGGAAGCAAATGACCACTAAAGATTTTCGCCTAAGTAAAGAGTCCAAGCGGTTACTTTCAAACCTGCGTGGAGAAAAGCGTGGCCATTGGAAAAAGATGATGATTCAAGCTGAAGTATCTGAAAAAAATGCCAAAATGGCCAAAATTCGTGAACCTAAAGGAGAGTAAAAATGGCGTTATTCGTTGAAGTAGATGATGTAGAAAAAGGTTGTAAAGTTATTATTAATTTGGACTCTGTAATGGAAGTTGCGCCATTGCGTGCAGGTGGATGTGAGTTATTCTTCCCCGATGCCGCAGCTGTAGGTGGTAAGCGTTCAATGAAGGTAAAAGATTCTTATCCATTGTTTAAGCAATTTGCAATGCAACAAGTATCTGCCGAAGATATTGCTCGTGTAAACGGCCGTAGCAAAAGTGTAATCAAAGAAAAGGCACCGGTTGGTGATATTCTAGGTAACATTCCTACTCTATGAGCAAATTCAAATTAATTTGTGAGGATGAACCTATTGCTTCTATTGGTTCATCCAAAATTCGTCATGAATTTGAAAGTGATGATTTGGTCAATATTTTGAACAATGTGACCAAATTCTTACAATCTGCCGGTTATTTGGATAACAATAAACATCTAACTTTCAATAGAAATATTGATTTAGACATTTCAGATGAGGATTTAGATAAGTTTACAGAAAACTTGTTTCACACAAGGTTATAAATACAAGGATATTATTCAACCTTTATTAGGATTCTCATGCTTATTCTAGTCATTGACCCTTCAGGTCTCACTCTCGATTGGTGCCTCCGTTGTATAGCAGCAGGTCATACAGTTAAACTCTACACCAAAGGCAGTCGTGCCTCGCACATCGGACAAGGTCTGGTTGATAAGATTGAGAATTGGAGACCATATGTTAAGGTCGCTGATTTAATCTTCTCCGCAGACAACCTAGAGTTTATGGATGAGATTCAGGCACTAATTGATGAAGGTTATCCAGTATTCGGACCAGGTAAAAAGTCCGCTAAATTAGAGTTGGATCGTATGTATGGCCAGAATGTCATCAAGGCATTCGGTGGTCCAATTATCCCTTCCCATGAGTTTAAGAACTATGATGCTGCTATCAATTTTGTTAAGCAGAATCCAAAGCGTTATGTTTGCAAACCATGTGGTGAAGAAGAAGATAAGACTTTATCGTATGTTGCCAAAGATGAAGCCGATTTGATTGGTTTCTTACAAAAGCGTAAAGAAAAAGGTAAAGGTTCTCCTTATTTCATTCTCCAAGAGTTTAAAGGTGGTACAGAAATTGCTTGTACTGGTATTTTTGGTCCAGCAGGTTGGATGGATTTCTGGTTCGAAGGTTGGGAATTCAAGAAGCAAATGAATGGTGACCTAGGTGTGAATACAGGTGAAATGGGTACAGTAGTCCGTACAACCGAACAATCTAAGATTGCCGACATTCTAATGAAACCAATGGAAAAAGAATTGAAGAAGATTGGTTATGTTGGTATGTTAGACATGAATTGTATCATTGATGAAAAAGATGGTACACCATGGCCAATGGAATGGACTGCACGACCAGGTTATCCAATGTGGAACATTATGCAACCTTTAATGAAAGGTGACCCAGCAGAATGGATGCTTGATTGTGTCAAAGGCAAAAATACTTTAGAAGTTGAATATAAAACTTGTGTTGGTGTTGTAATGGCCAACGGAGATTTCCCATTCAACAAGCGTGAAGAAGAAGAATATTTGGATTTCCCTGTATTGACAGATGATATTCCATACGAGAACTTACACCCATGTGAAATGAAATTATCAAACACCGTTAAGATGATTGATGGTGAATTCTGTGAAAACATTCCAGAATTAGGTACTGCTGGTTCTTATATTGTGGTATTGACTGGTACAGGTAAGAATATTACCGAAGCCAAAGATATGGCATATAAGCACGTTAAGATGGTAAAGTTAGGTAACGATCCACAGTATCGTACCGACATTGGTGAAAGATGTGAAAAAGGTTTACAGAAGTTGAAGAAGCACGGGTATTGTACCGATTGGAAGTATTGACATTTAAACTTGATTGTAGTATAATTAC